CACGCCGCCGCCGACTTGGTGCCTCAGTTGCGTGGTACGCGAGTAACTAACTTCACTCACGGGCAAACTTCGATGTCAATTTCTCCTCCCGCTTCCAAATCTTCTACCCCAGAAATTCCTGAAACGTGGCACGGCATGACCTACAACCAATTGACGGCGTTTGATCAACACAGGGGCATGATGAGCCCGGCACAAAAGAATGCTCACACCAAGGCCAAGAACGCCCGAAGGCCGCAACCCTGATGGCCGGTAACCCCCCCGAGGATCGGGGCAAGCATCGCACAGCGGCGTGGTCTCGCTCTGAAGGCAAAGACCCCGACGGCGGCTTGAATGAGAAAGGCCGCGAGTCGTACGAACGTTCGCACCCGGGCAGCGACCTCAAGCCCCCGGTTAAAAAAGAACAGGCGGCTAAGAGCGAAAAGTCAGCCGCTCGGCGTAAATCTTTCTGCGCCCGCATGGAAGGCATGAAGAAGCACAACACTTCCAGCAAGACAGCCAATGATCCCGATTCGCGCATTAACAAGTCACTCCGGGCATGGGACTGCTGATGCAGCATTCGCGACAGTTCATGGCCGACGGTGAGGCGCATCGCGTATTTGAGAAGAACGGTGACGTGTACGTGGACCACGTAGCCAAGAGTGGTGGCAAGTGGGACGTAATCAACCTGACCGACAAGGCCGGAGCAAAAACCGTTGAACAGGGCGTCAAGGCGACCAAGAAGTATCACTCGAAGGGTAAGAAGAAGTGAGCGCTAAGAAGGTTTGGGATACCCCCAACCCAAAGAAGAAGAGCACGCCGTTAACTCCCGACCAGAAGGCCAAGGCCAAGGCTGCAGCCAAAAAGGCTGGTCGTCCCTATCCCAATCTCGTAGACAACATGAACGCAAAGAAAAGGAGCAAGTAAATGTGTGCATCATGCGGTTGCAAGTGCAAGGCCGGTAAGCCCGTTAAGGGATGTAAGTGCAAGTGCTCGACCTGTAGCAAGGCGCGTACTTCTGCCAAGAAGTAAGGAATCACAATGAGCAACTCGGGCCCTCAGTGGTTGCACGATTTTCTTGTGGCAAAGAAAGTGCCTATGCCTGCTATCCGCATCCTGTGGTCGCTGGGCATGCGCGAAAGCGGAGGCGACCCGAGCAACACATACCCGTCTGGCGCACCGTTCGGCGACTGGGCTCACGAAGGTTCTCGCTTCTTCGACACCGGAGTCTGGCAGATCAATAATCGTCACCTGTCAACGATTAGGTCGGTCTACGGTTCAGACAAAGACATGTCGTTGATGCTCAACCCCGACTACAACTTCGACTACACGTACAACCATTTGAGCAAAAAGGGCACGTACTTCATCGACTGGGGACTCAAGCCCACCCCCACCGGTTACGCATTTGATTGGTCTGGTTATCCCAGCGACTGGGTGGCTCAATACAGCAAAGACAGCGAAGCGGGTTTCACACACTGGTGGGGCTTGTGGCCGCAGTACGCCGGTACGCCAGCACCTGCCCCAGTACCTAAGCCAACACCTAAGCCTGCCGTACCTGTTGTAAAGAAGCCGGTGGCAAAGAAGCCTGCGATTCAGTTGGTGGACGTGCAGCCGGGAGCAAACAACGGCCAAGTCAAGATCGTGCAAGCGGCTCTGGCCAAAGCCGGATACAGCCCCGGAACCATCGACGGATCATTCGGCCCAAAGACCAAAGCCGCGTACGCCAGTTGGCAACGTCATCTTGGTTACAAAGGTGCGGCGGCTGATGGCGCTCCCGGTCGTTTAAGCCTCACAGCGCTGGGATTGAAGTACGGCTTTACCGTTCTTTAAACCACTTCACACTGACGCAAAACCTCTACGCCAGCACTCTTGATGTAGAGGAAAGGAGTCTCAGTGGGAGACGTAAGTTTGAACGGTTGGCCAGTTCTCGATGACGGAGATCCGCGTATTGCGACCGGAACCATTCCCGGAACTGATCGTCGCCTAACCCTTGCCAAGGCTTGTTTGCCAGTGTTTTTGCACTTCTGCGCGGCATGGAATAAGGAAATGCCCGCACGCCTGAAGTTGACCGACCACCGCAACGAGGTGGACGGCCATGAACTGCGTCAAGCGCGAAATGCAAACGCCTACAGCAATCATGCGTCCGGAACGGCGGTCGATCTGGCCTACCGAGTGCTCTGGGCCGACAACCAGCGTCACATGACCGATGAAGAGCGCATGATTCTCAAGCGCATCTTGAGCCGCTACGTCACCGACGATGGCCATTGGATTTTTGGCAACGGATATGCGTGGGGCAAAGTTGACGAAATGCATACGGAATTGAATCAGGGCTGGGAAGTCGGAGCCAAGCGCAACACCACGCTTGCAGACGTCAACAACGTTGTTAAGCGCCTTGGTATTAAGTCCGACGGCACGACCACACTGCTCAAGCAAATCATCAAGCCCAAGCCCGCACCGGCCCCTATTCCCAAGCCGATTCCTCCGACGACGCCGACCACCATCCACGTCGCCAACGTGCAGCCGGGCAAGAGCAACGCCGAAATCGGCATCGTGCAGAAGGCCCTCAAAGTTCTTGGCTACTACAAGGACACGGTCGATGGAAAGTTCGGCCCTAACACTCTTGCCGCCTACGCCTCATGGCAGCGCAACCTCGGATACACCGGGGCCGATGCTGACGGCAAGCCGGGCAAAGTTTCGCTCACCGCCCTTGGTGGCCGCTACCACTTCACTGTCGCTCCCTAATCGAAAGGCACAACAATGACCGGTTGGCTTGATCGCCTCCCCACCCCCGTTCGTCATTTGCTATTCAGCGCTGGCGCGATCCTGTCGCTTGCCGGTTTGAACTGGCTTCAGGCGAACTACACCACCCTCAACCTCGGCCCCGCGCTCGAAGGCGTCATCGCCATCCTGTTGCCGTTGGTCGTTGCCTACGTGACTCCATGGACCACCCAGTACGGCGTGGGTTCCTCAACCTCGGCCCCGACTGACGTTCCGGTTGACGGCTCCACGGGAGCATGACCTCTTGTTGCATCTGTGACGCCCCTGCTTCGTGGCTTTATGCCGCAAGGGGCGTCACAGGTGGTCAAGCATTCTGTGCCCGTTGTTTGCCGGAGCATTACCGGCCAATGATCGGTAATGAGGTCAGCGCTGCAATTCCTCCGGGAAACGTTTCCAACCCGATTGGGGAAGAAACAGTCGAGGAAGAACAAAAACCAGCGCCCAAAAAGCGCACGAGTAGGGCAAAGGCAAAAACTCAGTGAGAATCACCACCATTGCTGCCAAGCAGGGGCACGCTGTTCCTGCGGTAGCAACACGGCCTATGGGCCCTTTCCCACCGGAACTGTTCCGCACGCCAGCCCCCATCGTCGACTACGTTTCACAGCCTGATGGTGGTGGAGAAGTACTGCCCGAAGATGCCACTGCTCAAAACAATTTTCGTGGCGTTAAGTGGTACCGGTGCCGAGCATGCCACGAAGCCGTGACCGAGGACGACGTCGCTTCGCATCGCTGTGATTTTGAGGAGCCTTACAGTGGCTGACGCACCAGACCCGTGGGACTTGCTGTCCGAGTTAAAAAGGACTACCAGTCCGATGAGCCCGGAAACCAGCGATGTGTTGCACCGTCCCGAAAGCCTGATCAGAAATTTCGGAATTGATCCTGAAAACTTGGCCGGTGCAGAGTCTCTTACGGGAGTGGAAAACTTTTTCCAAGCGTCACCCATTGCTTCAAGTACTTCTGAGTACATGGACGCAATTGGTATCCATGAGTCTGAGTCTGGTTACTATTACGACCCTCAAAATGAGGCTTACGAGTACCCAGCCTTCGACCCTGAATTACACCGGTTTACTGGGGCTCCCTCGCCGATTACTTACGTTCCGACATCGACGACGAACCCTCAACGACCGCGAACAGTTGCTGCTGGGTACCAGTACTTTAAGGCAGAAAAGTCTGGGGTTCTTACGGTCGTTTTCCGAGACGGAACGTTTTGGAATTACTACGGCGTTCCAAACTTAGTTTGGAACAACTTTAAAACGTCACGATCAAAAGGACGTTACATCGTTGTTCACCTAGAGAAGTACGAGTACGGTCCTGCCGACGTGTCGGCCTTCAACTCAAACTACCGCGAAACCCTGTACAGATTGGCTCGTTCAAGCCAAGTTGTTCGAGAGGGATACACGGGAAAACAGAAAAGGGGCAGCAAACGAGGCACCGCGCACAGCCCTCATACGACATATGGAAGCAAAACTGGCGGGGTTGTCGGGCCTCGAGGCGGAAACAGCCGTGGTGGTGGCACTGGCCACAAACGCAACAAGCCAAAGCCCTGACACCCGATATACTTCTTGGCATGTCAAGACCAAAAAGTTTGGGCGCCTTTTACGGCTACTTCATTTCGTACCCCAAGGGCATCCGCATACCGCTAGTTCACCTGTCGACCACTACCGAAATTGAGCCGCCGTTTCGTCACGGCGCTTGCGCGCTAGTTCGTGTTCCCTTTGTCCAGACGTCACTGGCAATCGGAAAATGGAGCCGTGGAACGTTAGATGAAGTGGCCGCGCATGAACGGGCGTTGGGTCTGAGGGTTCTTGAAGACAACGGAAGTGGCTGGGAAGATGACCTTGTTTAGAAAGTCTGGCCCGCCTAAATCAAAGATTGAGAAGCGCGTGGAAAAGATTGCCACGTCCGACCTTACGTTGTGGGCCGACCAATCCTTGTTTAGCCTCGGACGCGAAATTAGTCAGTGGCAACGAAACCACGACCTGTTTCACTTGACCGAGGCAGAATCTAGTGCTGAGGCTCTATTGGCCGTCGTCCGCGAGATCAAGCGGCGCAATCCGACTTGATCCACGTTTCTCTCAATAACTCGAGGAAGGTCTCATGCTCATCCCATGAGCCGACCGTAACTTTCCCGCATAGGCAATCGATTTCTACTTGACGCTGCTGCAGTGTCCACGCAAGCACGGCAAC